CAATTCGAAAATTTTATTGGGATTATATGCGACCGCATTTTTGGATTAAGAAATCACTATTGGTAGTAGATTTTCTAGGTAAACCACATATTCTTTCGAGTATAATAATGGAAGAACCTATAGACACAGGAGATTCGGATTTTCTCGTAAAACTAGAACCGTTAAAAGAAATTCCGACATTACCTAAAGCTCAAGTTGGTTATGATGGAAATATAATCCGTGCGCAGGATTTCCCTGGGCTATAGTGAAAGGAAGGTAAAATATATGAGAGAAATTATGATGGCAATCTGTTTCGACGGATTGGATATGAAGATTGAAGAGCTTCAGGTAGAACTAGCTCTTGCTAAAACTAACGAGGAAGTAATGGACATCAATTTGAAACTGGCTAAATTGATTGCTGTGCGCAATGAGCGTGACAAGAATAAAATTAAACCAGAAACAATATTGAAAGTCATTGTTGACACTGTTGGATTAGCAGGCGTGTTATATTATGAGCAACTCAATGTAATCACATCCAAAATGTGGGGAATTGTGTCAGGTAAATTTTTCAAATAAAGGGATTACTTATCCCTTTCTTTTTTTTCTGTGAGGAGGTTAACATGACAGATATTATTATGATGAAGGAGCCAAAACCAAAGAATCCAATTTTGAAGAAGTATGTTAAGCGGCTTGATGATAACCGTTTTAAAATTGAAGTATCCACAAATCTTCAAGAAATTGGTATGCAAGGATATGAAAGATATACCAGAATGTCGGATAGTGTTCAAAAAATTGAGCCCGAGATTTTGCACGACGAATTGTCTATATTTAAAGCTGGTATTATTACGGAGGTAACACCTTTGCAATACAATATTCGTACCGACAGATGGACATATGAAATTTATGTGTATGGTGTATTTAATGGAGAGCTGACTCCTAAACAAATTATCAGAAATTATTATTTGAAAGGTGAACACTAATGTGGGAGAAGATTAAAGAACTGTTGGAGTACAACTTAACGGAAGTATTATTTATGATTGCGATAAGTTTCTTGGTTTTATTTATGGAATCTATTGGTGTAGTACTTACATTGAATTTGATGAGTACTATGGGAATCCTTGGATTTCTAATTGGGACTACAGGAATGTCGTTTGTTGGATTCATCTGGTTATTTATGATGGTATCCATATGGGAAAATTTATAAAGTGAGGTAAAAATGGCTAGACCAATTGTTAAAACGTCTGCGGAATTCAAGCAGACAATTGTTGATATGATTAAAGCGATGCCGCTTGATGACATGTTGTTAATTCCAAATAATGAAATTGACAAATATATCTCGGCATGGACGGAAGTCGATGAAAATGGGAACAGTCCTGCACAGGAAGACTACAAACGATATTTCCAATTCATTATGACAATTCCGCCTGAAATGCATATTGTAGATATGGATTTATACTATTTCCGTATTGCCCGTAAGATTATTGACTCTATGTTGTTATCTATGTTAGAAACTTCATATTACAAAACTGTATTCGGAACCGCGGATGTAATGCATGAAAACTATCAATTGTTATATGAATTGATATCTGAAACTGCAGATAAAATCGAAGACGACCCAGACAATCGTAGAGCATATATGAGCGCTACTGAGCTTCGTAAGGAATTCGAAAAATACTATGACCAAGTATTAGACGAAAATCATGAGGAAGAAGGTTGAAGAGATGAGTTCTACCAAAGAATATACCCTGGTGTTGTCTAAGGAAGAATTCTACGATACGGTAACACAAAACATACTTAATTTACCGTTGAAAGAATTATTTTTTATAGACGACTGGTATATTGATAGACTGATTCGAAATTGGACCAAACTAAAATTCGAAGAGGACTATCGAAGATATATATTTGGTTTGTTAATGGTGTCGGATAATACCGAAAAGTTAGATAGTCAATTGTGTATTTGGAATATATCTCGAACTATGGTAGACGAGTTAATCGCGTCATTAGCTGAAGGATTTTACTACGATGAGATGGAGAGTATTATGGGCGAGAACTTATGGTTCGAACCATTTGCTCATCCAAAAGAGTATGTAGTTGATAAAGAACACATCAGATATTTTTTAGATGTTATAGATACAATCTATAATCGTGTAGAAACGAATAACTGGGACACTTTGACTTGGTTACGTTATTATTTAGGAGAGGACTATTTAGTATGAAACAACACATTCGTCTTGAAATGGATTATGAAGATATGAACCACTTGGCTGATAGCTTTAATGCTAGCAACAAGGGTATTGAAATCGACGTACCAAATTCAAACGTTGTTATTCATTTTATTAAAAAGGAGGACTAATATGCGTCGTATGAGGTATACACCGAAAAGTTATGTTGTTGAATTGTGTGGATCTGTGTTCCGTTATAAATGTGAATTAGGTTATTTTGACTTCGGAGACGATACCTATCTTAGACACTATGATCATAGTGTTCGGTCAGACGCTACAGCAATCACTAAGTTTTGTAAATATAGATTGGGTCTAATCTATAATGAAATAAATATTGTTAGAAAACGAAAAGGACTTCCTCCGGTAAATTACATGGCTAGCCGTGAGGAATGTCTTGCTGGATTTTAAAAATCCGCAGATTTTACATAGCCTATAATGAAACGATAAAAATAAAAGGAGGACATCATTATGTCAAAGAAAAATGTTTCAAATAATATCGAGGAAGTTGTAAACGCTGCCGGTAAGGTTGCGGAAGAAGTAACTGAAACTGTTGAAGAAACAGTGGAGGACGTTCAAGACACAATTACGGTTGAAGTCGAAGAACCAAAAGGGAAGGTTAAACAATGGATTGTTAAGAACCGCCCATGGTTGAAGAAAGCCGGATTCGCAGCACTTGGACTTACTGCACTAGGATTAGCAGCTAAGGCGCTTATGAACGCATCACAAAATGACGGTGACGAAGCAACTGAAGAAGATGATTTTGATCTTGGATCTGACGACAGTGATAACACTGAAGAATAAGTTTCATAAGGAATACTGAGAATTACTCTCGGTATTCTTTTTTTATTCAGAAAGGAGAAGCTAGTGAAAACTTTATTTGGTTTTTTGATTATGTTGTTATCAGGAGGATTGTTATACTCATTGGCGTATACTGCTATGGTATATTACTTTGGGTTTGATCCACGAATTGCAGGATTTATTACTGGAGGTATTGTTGGGTTGACTCATTATGTCTGGGGATATACAACAGGCGAAAACAAAACTAGCGATGAATAATTATGGTTATTTTAGAGGACTATGGAGCGGTTAAAGTTGAAAACCGCAATCATACTGTAACATTCTATATTCCATTGGATGGTCCTCGAGATATATTGCTCGCGGATTTTGCGACTGAGTTAAATGTGTATAATGACAGAATGGCATTCGAAGGCGAACGCTTTATGGCGATTTCTGGTGTGCAGAAATATATGGCAGCAGCAGACGCTAAATGGATGGCTAAAGTAGAAGGGATTAGGTCATAGGATGACAAAAACAGAATATAACAAAGTTAAAACAAAGGTGAAGCCTTTAGATGAGGCAAATGAGATGATGGATAAACACATCCAACCAGTTGCAAAGGGTCGGGTGAAAAAATCCGGGGTTGGAAAATGGCTCGGAAATGTATTCTTCGGTGAAGAAGGATTTCGTGGCTGGTCGGGCCACATGTTTTATGAAGTGGTTGTCCCTAGTATCCAAAATGGACTAGCGGACATGGCCAATACAGCTATTCAACGTGCCATTTTTGGACAAGATTATATTCATGCTCGAAGAACAACTCCAAGTTACTGGGGGCGTGGTGTAAATAATGTTACACGTATTGACTCTTGGCGAGATGTGAACCGTCAGGACTATACACAAAGTTATGCAAAACGCAATCGCAAAGCATCTAACTATGTCGAAGAAATCATTTTCGATACTAGACAAGATGCACAAGAAGTATTTAACATCATGCTTGCTAATTTGGACGCATATGGCGTAGTGACTGTTGGGGATTTCTATGAGTTATCCGACCAACCGTCTAAATTCACAGACCAATCATTTGGCTGGTCTATTTCTGGAAACGGACAGGGCTTGCAAGGGGCTCGTATTGTTGCTGCTCGAGGCGGAGGATTTAAAATTCAATTCCCTCAACCTGTGGAGGTGTAAAAAATGACAAAAGAATGGTCAAAAGAATTACCACCATTTGATGAAATGAGAGAAATTTTTATCCGTGGAGGATTTTAGTAATCGTAACAAATTAGGCAAAGATTATTATATTGCTCTAATGGAAAAAGACGAGTATGAACCTGAGACACCAACTCAAAAACGTATTCGTTTAGTTCGTGAAAGAAAACAAAAATTTAATAAAAACTTAAAATCATTTATTGGAGGAAAGTAAAATGAAAAAACTACTAGGAACTTTATTCTTACTATGTACACCACCAATCGGTTGGGTTATTCTTGCCTACTTATGGGCGAAAGGAAAATGATATATGCATGAAAGATTACGAATTATCCATGGCTTGTGTTATATTACACAATGGTATTCACACCGACACGTGGTATGACATTGACCATTATGAAATCATCAACAATCAATACTTGATCAAATATCGAGGTAAATGGTATAACTTCGATAGAAATGTATACAATATCGGTTATTTCTGGGTTACTCCTGACGTACTTAAAAAACAGGAGTCAGAAGAAGCATTCATCAACAAAAAGATTGATGAAGTATATTCACTAATTAAAAAGGAGCTCGAAAAGTGAGGATTAGAATTTATCCACGTATTTCAGGAGTTAGACCTATGTTATTTTCAGAGGTCGAAAACGTAAAAGTCGTTAAAGACGGAAAGAATTGGTCTATTGAATTTGACCATATTGATCATATTAGTAAAGAGCGGAAAGTAGATGCACATTCGCATTTCACAAGTGAGTCCGCTATGGCGTATACTATTTTGTCAGAAACATCATTATAATAAAGGGGTATAAAAATGAAATTCGATTTAAACGCAGTAAAAGCTACAGCTAAAACTACATGGGTAACAACCAAAATTCTTGGTAAGAAATACGCACCAGTTATTTTATTAGGTGCTGGTCTTGTTGGATACGGATATTCTGTATATGAAGGTATCAAATCTGGTAAGAAACTTGAAGCAACCAAAGCTAAATATGAACAAATGGAAGCTGCTGGCGAAGAATTCTCACGTGTTGACGTGGTAAAAGATATCGCTAAAGACGTAGCTATCCCTGTCGCAGTTGCAACCGCATCTACAGCATCTATTATTTTAGGTTTCGCTATCCAAACAAACCGTCTTAAAGCCGTATCAGCAGCTCTTGCTATGGTTACAGAAGAACACGCTCGTTACCGTCTACGTGCTAAAACAGTCCTTGACGAAGAAACATTCAAGAAAATTGATGCGCCGCTTGAAACTAAGACAGTAAATGTCGATGGTGAAGATATTGAAGTTGAGTCAATCGTACCAAACGAAGGTGATTTCTATGGAATGTGGTTCAAGAAATCTCACAAATATGCATCTGACTCTCCAGAATATAATGAAGGTGTTATTAAGGAAGCTGACAATGTCTTGACTGAAAAAATGATGCGTAAAGGTATGTTGACATTCGCAGAAGTATTGGATATTCTTGGATTTGAAGTTCCTAAAGCTGCTCTACCATTTGGTTGGACAGATACTGATGGGTTCTATTTAGAATGGGACGCTCATGAAGTATGGAACGATGACAAACAAGAAACTGAAATCCAATTCTATGTACGTTGGAAACTACCTCGCAACCTATATGCGACAACAAACTTCCATGATTTCGTGCCTAAGAAAACCAGAAAGGAATTGAACTAAAATGAATACACCTGTAAAGATTTTATTGGGTATTGTGGGTGCGGCTGGCGTCGGATATGGCGCCTACCGTATTTACAAATGGTGGCAAGAAGAAGATGCTTTAGAAGCGGAAGGCTTGACTTACGAAGAACTAGTAGAACAAGCTGAAGCAAAGAAAACAGAAGAAAAAATTGCAGCACAGGTGGAACGTGAAGAAGAATTTGCGGAACATATTCGTGAAATTGATGGACTCCCTAATGATGGTCTTGATTGGTATCGTACACCTGATAACGATATTCGTCGTGAACTATCGCCTTATGAAAAACGCTTTGGAGCAGATTTCAATCCACTGACTGAAGAATTGATCCAAGAACAAGATCTGGACGGAAACGTCTTCGAATATATTCAAAAGTATAAGGAAGGGAGCCGACTACTAAATCACCGTGATAATGTATACACTGCTGGTGATATTATTAGTATGACACGTGAAATGACAGCACAAATTAAAGCATTAATCGCTAACGATATGGAACATGACCGTCGTATCTATGGCGATAACACACAAGAAATCTATGACTACTGGCGTGCACTTGTTATGGAACGCTATGATATCCAAGACGAGCAGCTTCGTGACAACCTTGCCGTATTATTCTCATGGGAATATATTCCTCTTAAAGAAAACATCGGTGATAAGAATGCACGAGAAGATATTATCCGTGACCGTGTTGAATACTTTGGTGCTGGTACTATCTATTCTGATTGGGCATCTATTGGAGAAATGATTATTTACTATGCTAAGCAACTTGACTTTGCTACTGGTAAAGCTGGAACTACCGAACAATTCGCAGATATGATGGTTGAGACTTTAGGACTTGACTTAGAATCTGACTTGGATCCGGTAATCAATGACACAATCCTTTCATTCATAGAACGTTATCGTCTCGGTAAAGCAAATACTGATGGTACTTATGGACTGTTCCATATTTCCGAAGAGAAGTATAAAGCTTCTCAAAGTTTGTGGCATGAGCACAACCATTTAATTACAGATATTTTGGATGACAGATTCATTCCAGAATTTCGTATTCAATATCCATCAAAAGAAGAAAAATGGCTAGGAGAATAAAATGTTAAAACAACTTGTGAGTTTATTTCTGTTGAAGACAGGATTAGTGAGTGACCATATTAAAAATCTTTTAGAAGAATATGTCGAGAGTACGAGAGTTATCCTTTCAATTTGGAAGGATGACCGTTGGAAAGTATGGTATAAAGAGATGCCATATTTTGATAATAAGCTTTTCAATTTCCAAAGATTTACAGATAGTAATGCTTGGAGAGTAATCCAATACCATATGAATAAGACGGCGAAGTACAGTTTGAACAATGGTAAGTACACTATCTTATTCAATCGCACAGGTAGAGTTCGTTATCTCAGAGAGATTTCTGCAGGTAACAACTTCCTAATCTTTTATAAGAAAGGTTGGGATTTACCTTGTATTTGTATTCTTAGGAATACTTCAGATGAAAACAATAACTTCGAAGTATACAATCGAATGATATCCTACGCATCAAACTCTGATTATAAGAACGTAATCAAGTTGATCAATATGTATTGTTATGTATGCCCAATGTTTTCTATGGTACCAGTATCAAATTCTAATAAACTTCAAATGTATACATTTGGAATTCAGGAATATACTGAAGGAGTGATTAACGATGGTTTGTATGTAAGTGAAAAAGAGGTGAAAGGCAATGATAAAGGGAATTTTATCATTCTTTAATGGTTGGGAAGGATCCGAATATGATATTACAGAAGGTGGTCTAAAAGAACACGCTGAGAATTTCGCAAAGACTGAGTCATTTAGTCCCGTATTTGCAAAATGGGCTGATATATGTAATGGAGTTATGTTAAAGCATAACATAACGGGTCCTAAACTAAACATATTCGTAGGTACAAAGTACAATCTAATGAAAGATACTAAGAATGGAGGGTATTATCCTTTCATTCTTATATCAGAAAAGCCTACTGACTTACGAATTCTGATATTTCAGAGCATAAAAGATCAGCATTTATTCTGTTTAGACGTACTTAGGAAGGATTTAAACTTCGACAAATACATGGCCAACTCTATTAAAGAGGGACGTCTAAAAATGTTTAGGTTTAAATTGGATGGTAATTATTATACGGGTAACAATAATGTTAAGACTCGTATTTATTATCCAGAGAACTCTTTCTTGAATTGTCTATTCGGATATATTCCGTTTGTCGCTCATAAACCTAAAGGAACAGAATTATATATTCACAACTACTTCCTATTGTCAACTATTAAAGAAGAAAATTACTATAACTATGACATTCTACAAAAGCCAAAATGGATTGTAGACTATGAGAAAAAAATGAATGGGGAAAACTAAAATGAGATACGCATTGGATATTACACGCATACCAGTTATCAAACCATCTGACTTCGAAAAGCAGGCAGAAGATTTTAACGAATTGAATGATTTTCTATCAATGGATCCAGAAGACCAAATGATGATGTGGTTAGATGGTATTTTACGTCATCTTCAAAGTGGCGGAAATGTTACCGTTGCAGACTTACGAAGAACTGCTGGCCTTGAAGTTGAACCTCTTGATGAATTCTTTGGTTGGGGTAATTCTATTTCTCTACAACTAAAAGTTGACGAAGATCATACAATCAAATTCCCACTTATTCATCTACGTCGATTGACTCCTCCTATTTATCCAGAAGAGTTGAACTGGTCAGCATTCGACACAGTTCGACGTGAAGGTAAGGTAATTGATAATTTCGATTACTATAATGAATTCATTTCAGACATTCAGAAGGTGCACAAACTAACTTACCATCAAACTCAACAATTTATTGCTGGTGAACGATATTGGGAGGCTGAGGCGAATGACTAAGAAAGCTGTACATGTAACTTATATTAAACATCCTACTATCGATGACTATCGTATGAATAGTATTTTCACTGAGGTTGAAGATGTTACTGTTAAAGAAGGGTTCTTGCATATCCTATACCACCTTAACGGTATTGATATGATTGAAATTATCAATCTCGAATACATAACAAAGTACAGTATATTCAACTCCGAGAATGACTTACGAAGATCAATGGGTCTATCTCAAGAGAAACAAGTAATGAAATACGGGGATGATATTGTGCCACTATGGGATGGCGAGAACAAATACCTTGTAGAGTACGCTGTTAAAGGTATTGATGGGAAAGTCGAAGAGCCTATGTTCCTACAGAATGTAGTAAATGTATCATATGTTTCTGAAAACACACTTGATACTATTCGATTTGAATACCGTATTCCTGATGGGCGCGTGTTATCTACAGGTATTGGGTTATCTAAACTTGAATATTGGAAAGTTGTTGAACTAATGAACAATAAGTGAGGTAATACTTAATGACCGAGAGAATTAATTCGTTTGGTATGGGGTTATTCAAAGGAGTTAATCATGGCATTAAACCTGATGAGAACTCTTTGTTATTGAACAAACTAAATAATGACGGCTTTATTCTACATTTATCAAATCCAATCATTATTGATCTTAAATACGTTAGCATTGATGACGATATTAAGACTTTAAGATTTGAAGATGTCACCTCAATTAACTGGTGGCCAAGAGTTGAATTCTGTGAAATAGAATATCGATCTGGTAGAGAGTCTGTTGTTATAGAAATTTTGAAGGCGGATGTTTTAGCTATTGATGAAATCATCAAACCTACTCCGCTAACTGGGAAAAGTAGAAGGGTACAGTAAAATGAGTATTATTGATGTTATGGATATGGAGTATAAAGGTTTTGAAGGATCAATTAAAAAGATTGAATATCCTCGTGAACTTATAAAAGAATTCAATAGAGACTACAAAGACATGTCTCTTCGTAGCTGGTGGTATTGTGGATATATCCACGTGCCTGCTACAATTGATATTAGGAAAGTTAAGGATAGAATTGATGAAATCTTCCATGGTGGAATCACTTACGAGGAACACCGAATGAAGTATTCTATTCTTGGGTTCGATTGTAATCATGCGAACGACACTGATGAACACAACACAATTGATTTTGTGAAGGGCGTTATCGAAAAGTCTATTGATTATCTTGACAGTATTGATGAAGGAGACTTACATGACTAATGGTGTTTTATATGTGAAATACATAAACGACAATCAAGCTCGGAATGCTAAGGGTTTGGCAGTTCATATTTGGCAAGGAGTTAAGGATTACTATTTCTTGACTGAAGGACTTAATCTTCTTAAGATTGAGTTACATGATCAGGGTCGTAACATCGTATATATTCCTATGTCGAACGTTGCGTTGATCGAGTACTTCGATTCTATGCATGATTTCGAAAAGGTATATCCTAAGGGTAATGGTTTTGGGTATTAAAGGAGAAAGAAAATGACAAAAGTAAATAACAACACAATGCGTGAGCAATACGACGGACAATACAAGACATTTTGTAAGAAAAATAGCGACTATGGTAACTCATTTGAGGAGTCTTTGGACAAGCACGGAATCGTGGCTAGCATCGTCCGTATGGGCGACAAAATGAACCGCTTAGAATCACTCACGGACGACTCTAGAACGCAGCAGATGGGCTCTGAGAGCCTCCTAGACACCTTAGAAGACCTATCTAACTACGCTGCAATGACTGCATGCTGGTTAAAGGGTGTTCGAGCCGAGAATGGGGAGGAAGATATTATGAATGACCCGATTATTCGTAAAAGAATTAATGAAGAAATCATTTCATACAGTCTTGATGCTATAATTGAACTGATGGTTGATGATATCAAACGTCAGCGCGACCCTAAGGTTAAATTGGACGAAAGACAACGCATCGTTGACCAACGTGAAAAATACTACCAAAAGATTGCTCGCTTTATTCGTAATGCTCCGAATATTGATTTTGCGGACTTCGAAAGATATTTCAACACCCGTGCTGATTTGCATAGCTATGAACGCCAATTAATTATTGAAGGTGTTTCCGAGGAGCTAGACTCTCAAATCGACAAAGAATTGGAAAAGTTTAAAGAGCAATTCATGGAAAGTCTTGAGAGTAATGCAAATAGTATTAGTATTAAGCAACAAGTGGAAATTCGTCTTATTTCTGAAGCTATGAACGATATCATGTCAGTACTCGTACCTAATGTTTTGGCTCAAAGAAATCCTAAGTATGATTTGGATACTAAATTAACTCAGGCAAACCATCGTAATGAATGGTATAAGGAAATCGCGAAGCTTATTTTGCGTTCTCCAGAATTATCATTTGATGGTTTCTCAGGATATGTAGATACTTTTCGTGAGTTGATGCCTGATGAAAAGAAATTGATTAAAGAAGGCGTAGCTACTGAAATATATTTCCAAACCGACAAAAATCCCGGGGGTGATGTTGAATCTGAATTTCTGACTAAACGATTTAATATACCTAAGGAAGAGGACAATAATGAATAAACCTAAAATATTGGTTGTAGTCGTTGACAAACGTACACTTCAGGAATATATTTATAAAGAAGTTCAGCATTTCGATTTGGTGTATGCTAAAAACAAAGTAGTGGAATTTATTGTTACCGATAAGGACTTGGCACGTCATCATTTCCCAAAAGAACATTATTACTATGATTTGTATCAGGAACAACTTATACATATTGATCCATTCGATTTCAATGAAATTAAAAAGAATACAATGAAACCATCCGACATCTTATTGAAGGAGGTAATTCGAATGGACAAGAACAACATCTCGAGAGACCATCTGAAAAATAACCAAGTACCTTTCTTTAAAGGGTACAAACCAACTTTTTATTTTAAACCAAAACAAAAGGAGAAACAAAATGACAATTAATCTAGAAACAGCATTGGCTTGGATGAAAAACCGTGAAGGAGCGGTATATTACAGCATGGACCACCGTGATGGGCCTGATGGATATGACTGTTCATCATCTATTTACTACGCTCTACGCTCAGGCGGAGCAGTATCTGCTGGTTGGGCAGTAAATACTGAATACGAGCACCAATGGTTGCTTGACAATGGATTTGAGCTTATTGCTGAGAACACACCTTGGGATGCTCAACGTGGTGATATCTTCATCTGGGGACGTAAAGGATATTCTTCAGGTGCTGGAGGACACACTGGTATCTTTGTGGATAGCGATAATATCATCCACTGTAACTGGGCATATAACGGTATCTCAGTTAACGACCACGACGAACGTTGGGTATATGCTGGTAAGCCATATTACTA